TTCATCTGCTCGACCGTGACCCGCACCGGCGGGATGTTGTGGTGGCGGGCGACGGCGGCGAGCACGGCGCCGAGCTTGTCCCAGGCCACCGAGTCGAGCCACCGCTGCCGCGACCACGACGTCAGGCCCGTGATCTCCACGGCGATCGAGTACTGGTTGCCCTGCCACGATCCCGCGTGCCCGGCCACGTCTGCGGTGTCAAGCGATTGGATCACCTCGCGGTCATCGACGAAGAAGTGCGCGCTGACGCCGTCGGTGCGCCGGGTGGCGTAGCTCGCCTCGTTGCGCGCGGGCGCGGTGTTGGCGGTGCAGTGGATCGCGATCGCGTACTTGGTCGACGTGCCATACCTGTTTTTCCCTTGAATAAAGGGAATTCCGGGGACCTTCATCGAGAGTCCTCTCGGGCGGGCGACCAGCTGTGAAGCAGGAAACCCAACCGGCGACGGTTGGAATCCCCTCCCTTCAGGGAGGGGAGGAAGTCAAACGGCCGCCTCATAACAGACGGAGTAGCGCAGCGTTTGGCCGGCCGCGCCCACGTCACGGTTGCCGGTCGAATAGGCAACCAGAACGATCCTGTCCAGAAACGTGGGCAGCATGAAAGCCACGCCGCTCTGATCCGTCGGCAGCGTCCCAAGGCCCATCAACACCAGGCTGCCGATGTTGAAAAAGCGCCGCGCAGCCGGAACCGGCAAGCTGATTCCGACGCCGCCCGATGTGGTGGCGTTGACCGCGACGCTGGCCACCGCCCACACCGTGCTGCCCTCACGCCGCCAGCGTGCATAGTGGATGGTAGACGACACCGGGGTCGGCGTGGTGGACATGTTCGTATACACGGTCGGGGTGAAGTCCTGCCACTCTTCGGAATTAAGCCGGCTCGATGTGATGATCATGCCGGGTTGCCAGAGCACCATCAGGACCCCCAGATGACTAGAGAGCAACGACTGCGGGATGCCACACCGTTACCGGTGTGCCGGCTGGCCAGGTACGCGAGAGTGAGCGCTGCGCGATGGTCGCGGTCTGGGTGGAGGTCGTCCCGCTGATCTGCGAGACGACCACCCGCTCGCCGCCGACCCGCAACACGAGCGGGAAATCGGCGGCATCGGTCGTCCACGGAATGCCCGGCGTGACCAGCACCATCTCTGGGTCGTCTGGGCCGAGGTCCGCGCCGAGCCAGCTGACGTCCGGGGCTACCCGCGCCTCGCCGTCGATCTCGCCAACCAGCCATGGCCCGTACGGCGAGCAGGTCATCTCGACACGCAGTTCACGCCAGCCGAGCGTGATCGTCCAGCCGTCGATCATGAGATCGATGTCCTGATCGGCGACGTCCGTCGGCGCATTGATGATCTTAACCCGGCTGCCGATGTGACACTGGAGCCACGGCGCGAGATACTCCGGCCGCGCAGCTAGGTCCAGCTCGACGCGCGGCCATAGGAGGCCCTGGTAGCTGGCGAGATGCAGCCGCCACCATGCGTGAGCGGGCAGCACGTTGTCGGTGGCTAGTGCCAGCTCGATCGACTCATCGCGGGTGACGCCTGAGTCGTCGATCAGCTCGGCGACGGCTGACGAGCCCTCGACGCGCCGCACTTCGACGCGGTTGCGATGCGTACGGGCGTACGAGTCGGGCTGCGGTGGGCTCGCCAGGTCACCCGCAGACCAGTCGAGCACGAGCGCCGGCGCCTGGTTGTACAGGCGCGCACGCGGGATATAGGCGAGTTGGTGTGGTTGCTCGTACAGGATGCCGCCGTCGGCCTGTACGGCCTGGCGCAGTAGTTCAGGTAGCGTGTCGACCGGCTGCCACCCCATCGCCGTGACCTCATCGCGCGCCAGTGGCGGCACGTCGACAGCTATACCAGCCTCGGCGCACAGCCGCCGGATCCGACTGTGCGCGGCCTCGTTGTAGAACGACAGTATGGCACCCGCGCTACCCCGACCGTCCTGGTCGATGGCGGTGTGCGGGAAGGGTCGCTCATCGGTGGCCCATACGGCGATGTGCCCTGTCGGCCAGGGGTACCCCGAGACCGTCGCGCCGGTAGGGTTGGTCGCGACCGCCGCGACGCCGCCGAGCGTGCCAGCGATTGATGTGGTGATGTACCACGAGTCGCCACGCTGGACGCCGACGTGGATCATGCCACCGGCCTGCCATGCGCTCAGACCGATCAGTGAAAACGAGCCGGCCCCGCCGCTAGTCTGACCAACCACCACCTCGGTGCCGTCGGGCCGGATCGCGACGATCTGGGTCGTGAGCTGCGGCATGGCGCGCACCCACAGCTGCCAGCGCTCGTACGTGCCGCCGACCGTGGCCACCTCAAGTAGCACGGCGTCGACGTTCCAGGGTGACTCGGTGGCCACGCACACTGTCCACATGCCGTCGGTGGCCGAGGTGACCTCGGCCGGCACCTGGGCGCGCAGCCGACCGCCCTGCGAGAGGTCAGCGAGCGCCGCAGTGCCGTGGCGCACCGTCCACGTTTGAAAATCGATATCTTCCGGCGCCCGGAACGTGACATCGCCGGAAATGACGGCCGGTGGGTGGCTTGGCAGCGCGGATGCCGCCTGGCCAGCGAGCACGCCATCCTCGACCGGCCAGTAGGCGAGCGGCCGGGATGCGGCGATAGTGCGACGCAGCGGCGACAGCGCCGGCAGGCGCCCTGCCGCCGGCTGGAGTCTGTACAGGATCCCGTGCGCGGTCACCTCGACGTAGCGGTCAGCGCCACTCTTATCCCAGCTCGGTACCCACGCCGGCACGTACCCGCCCCAGAGCGCCACCGGCCCGTCGGGCAGGTCGAGGGTGATCCGGATCGGGGTGTCCCGACCGAGTAGGCCGTACCACTCGCCGAGCGGGTTGTACTGCGAAAATCGGCCGTCCCGGTTGTCCAGAGTTAGTCGGCACGTGCCCGGGTCGGTGTGGTCGCCCCAGCCGCCACGGCCCTCGGTGATCGTGATCGGCGTGCCGACCCGCCAGTAGCCAGTGATGTCGACCCACGGCCACGAGCTCGGCGACAAATTCAGGTCCGCGCCGGGCGCGATCTCGATCTTGATCGGTAGCGGATCAGCGGGCCACGCCATCAGCTCACCACTCCATACTGTCTGTCAAGGCGGCGCAGGTAGTCGACCGCCTCACGGTCGCCGCCGACGACGATCACGCGCACCTCGCCGACAGGCCCCGGCTCGCGGCGCTGCTGCGACATCGCCCGCAGCCCGCGCGGCAGCGGGATCACCGCCTCGTCCTGGCCGCCCTCGCCGAGGATCGCGAGCGTCCCGCCCGGGGTGGCGGGGACGATGCCACCGTCGGCCAGTCGCGGAATGTCCGGCGTCGACAACGTGAAGCCGCCGATCTTCTGCCCAAACACGGTGATCGACGGTAGCGTGAACGACAGCCCGTTCCACTTGTCGATCAGCCAGTTGAGAGCGGAACGGAAGGCGTTTTTGATCCCGTCCCACATGCCTTTAGCGCGCTCTTGGATCTTGTCCTTCAGTCCGCCGACGAAGTTGACCACCTTGGTCCAGGTGTCTTTGATCCAGTTCCAGGCGGCCTTGACGCCGTTGACGATCCCATCCCACAAGTTCAAGAAAAAGTTGCCGACGCCCTTCCAGAAACCCGAAAAGACTGCCCACCAGATCTTGAACGCGGCGACGAGGAAGTCCCAAACGGCAAGCGCCGCCACCTTGATCGCATTCCAGACCGTCTCCCAGAGATCCTGGAACCAGGTGGTCTTCGTGGCGATCAGGACGATCACCGCGATCAACGCGAGCACGGCGATGACGATCAGCACGATCGGGTTCATCGCCATGACCACGTTGAGCGCGGTCTGCACCGCCGTCCAGATCTTGGTGACGATGATGAGCGTGCCGATCGCGCCAGCAAGGATGCCGAGACCGATGGCAAGCGGCGTGACCCAGTCGCTGTTGCGCTGGAACCAGTCGATGGCGCCGGCGAGCGTCTGGACCAGGGCCTGCTCCACCTTGCGCTTGAAGCTGTCGAGCTTTTGGCCCGCGGACTGCTCCAGCGTGTCCGCGGCACCTTGTGCGGCGCCGGCCACGTCGCCGAGCCCGTTCTGCGCGGCAGCGAGGCTTTGCAAAAACTGGGGGATCTCGGCGACGTTGAGATCCTCCAGTGGGGTGCCGAACAGCGCCAGCGCCGTGGTTGCCTGGTCGGTGGGGTCCTTGATGGACAGCAGGCCGGCCAGGATCTCCTGGAACGCCTGACGCGCCGTATCGCCGCCGGCGAGCAGCCGGTTCGACATGGTTTGCGCGTCCATGCCGATTGCGGCGAGCGCCTCTTGAGTCGCCGTGGACATGTCAGTGGCGCGGATTGTGAATTCTTTGATCGCGTCACCGACTTTGTCAATACCCCACTGTCCCTTTTCGGCCTGAGACGCAAGCAAGCTGAACGTCTGCTCGGCGCTTAAGCCGAGCGTGCGGAAAAACTGGCCGTACTCGTTCGCCGCCTCAAGCAGCGTGTCGACCAGCGCCGGCGGGACCTTGCGCGACGCAGCAGTGATCAGGTCGAGCGCGTGGGTGGCGTCCCGCGCCAGCCCGACGCCGATCAGCGAGCTCGCGTACTGTGCGGCGTCGGCGACGTCGATGCCCCAGGCGTCGGCGTACGCCTGCACCTTGACGGTCAGGTCTTCGATGACCGCGGCGTCCCCGGTTGGCGCGAGACCTGAGGCGACGACCGCGCGGACAGACTCCATCACGGCGGCTGCGGACTCGCCGAACCCGCGGGCGTACACGCTGCCGGCCACCTTGCCGAGCTGTTCAGCCAGCGCCGGGTCGCCGAGCTGCGCCGCCAACCGGGCCTGCGCCTTGTCGAACTCCAAGGCCTTGACCAGCCCGGCCGCCACCGCGGCGCCGATCGCGGCACCGGCGACCGCGGCCGTCGTCTTCACCCGGTCCCACAACCGGCTGAATTTGGACTCGGCTTCCTTGGCGCCCTTGTCGACACCGGAGTTGTCGACCCCGATCGCCACCACCAGGTCAGCGAGCGTCGCCACGGGTCACCGTTCCTTTCCGCCGAAAGCGCGGTTGAGGCTGCGGATAAGCCGCAAGTGGTCGTGCTCGGTCTGCGGCCGCGCCGAGCGGGACGCCTTCTCCCAATCCGGCATGAAGTCGGCCGGCTTGAGTGCCTTGCCTTTCTTGGTGCGGTTGGCGTTGGCGATCGTGGACGCGATGATGGCCGCGAGGATGTCGAGCCGCTCCGGCCCCAGCGGGCCCGCGACCCGCTCGTAGGCGGCCCAGGCGGTCAACTCGCGTGAGTCGATGCGGCGCAGCAGTTCGCCGACCGTCATGCCCAGAGCGAGCGCTAGTCGGTGGTAGAAGCGTCGCTCTGGGCGTTGTCGAAATCCTCGGTGAGCCGGTCGACGTCGTCGTCGCTCAACCCGGACAGGCGCCGCGCCGCGTCAAACAGCCGGTCCAGCGGCTTGGCGTTCTTGCGGCCAAGCGCGGCAACGTCGGCGTCGGAGAACAGCCGGTTTCCGCGCTCGTCGACTGCACACAGCGCCACGAGCTTAGCCCGCGCGTTACGCAGGTTCATCTCGCGGCTCCGGCCGCGGGTCTCGATCAGCGACTGCTCGTAGGCGTCCCGCTCGGCGCCGGTCAGCGACCGCAGCCGCACCTCGCCGCCCCACTCGGGGCACGGGACCACCTCGTACTCGTGGTCGTCCGCGGCAAGGATCGCGTCACGTGACAACAGCGCCATCAGGCACCCCCGGTGGCGGTCAGTACCGGCTTGCCGGACACCTTGATAGTGATGCTGCGGGCCATCTTGTCGTCGTACGGGAACTCGTCCCCGATCTCGGTGATGATGCCCTTGAAGTCCCAGGTGTGCTCGTCCGGCGTGCCTGGCAGCAGCACGATCCGGTAGTCGAGCGGCACGTCGGACTCGAAGTCGGCATCCAGGTCGTGGGTGGTCTCGGTCGGGTCGTAGTTCAGCTCCAGGCTGACCTCTCCGCCGTCCCGGAGCCCGCCGATGAACTCCATGT